GGGCGGCGGGAGCGGCAAGCCAAAGAAGGACAAGAAAGACAAGCCGAAGAAAGAACCTGTTTCAGGCGTCACCATCGACGAAGCATTTGCGGCACTTCAATCAGGCAACCGCGCCGTGCTCAAAGAGAAGTTGCGCGATCTAAAACTGGACACGCCAAGCCCGAAAGAGATCAAGCCCACGGTTGCGATCGATTTCTTCTCTTTTGACGTGGTGCAACATATCAAATCCACGGATCCGAAAGCCGCGGGAGAGGAAGCCTCCTCGCGGCTCAAAAAGGCGTTCAAGTCAAAGGTTGCGGTTGCCGCACAGTCTCTAAACACGGTGGTCGCGCGGTGACTTTCCCCCTTGTCCCGTCCCCCCTCGGGGGAGTGCTTGGCGCTGAAACCGCGTCTTTCTTTGCGCTCTCACCGATCGGCGTTCCCTTTGAGCCGTTGTTGGATCTGATCCCGGGCGTGACGCCCTTTCGGATCACTTTCGATATGGTGGACAGTGAGAGCATTTCACACTCTTACGATGTCACCTCACACGCCGTCCAAACGTTCTTTGATGTCACCTCGAACGTGCGCAAGCAACTAGAGACGATCACGATCACGGGCACGTTGTCCGCCGTCCCCCCGTTGCTCCCGATCGGGGCAATCCCCGTGCCCGGATCGTTCTTGCGTCTCGATCTGTTACGCATCGCAAATCTCAGAGCGCTAGCAGACAAGCGACAGCCGATCATGGTGGTAACGCCGCGTTTCGGGCTCCCCAAGTGCATCATTACGGACATCAACCACACGTGGAATCCTGCAATGGCGGAAAGCTCTCAGGTTTCGATCTCGCTCACTGAGGCGCGGATCGTTTCACCCCTCACGGGGTTGACTGAGGCGGACTTTCCAGCGCAAGCGCCGGGGAACAATGCTGCGCAAGGCGGGGGGCAAAGTGCCACCACGGACACGGGCACCACGTCCCCTCCCGGGGCGGTGGACGGACTTTCACCGGGACCGGAATTTTAAATGCCACGCGTTCTAGAATTGATCGTGCAACCAAACGAGAGCGTTTCCCATTTCTCTTATTCAGTGACGCTTGAAAACGCCCGCTACTCGTTCGCGTTCTATACAAACACGGTGGATGGTGGGTGGTTTATGGATCTGGCGAACGAGGACGAGTCCTCGATCGCTCGCGGTGTGGGGCTCTCTAACGGGGTCAACATCCTGTTCCCATATCGGCACCTAGAATTCCCCCCGGGCGTTCTCTACGTCAAAGACAAGGGGCTAGATGGGGCCGATCCAGATCTCGCGGCGTTCTCCGAGGGACGGGCCGCCCTCTACTATTTGGAGAGCGAGTAAATGGGACTCGCCCCAATGTTCAACGTCGCGGCGCAGCTGTTCGTGAACGCGTTCCCCCCGCTGAGAATTGACAACCTCAAAGGGGAGGGGTTGTTGTTTGAATTCAACGTGTCAAAAACTTGGGGGCCGTCCCCGGACACGGCCTCGATCACCGTCTACAACCTCGATCCAGTTGCACGCGCAGCACTCTCGATCACGGTTGCCAATTTCGTTGGTGTAGGCGTTCAGATCTTCGCGGGGTGGGGCGGGATCTTGGAACAGTTTTATACGGGCGAGATCTGGAAACTCACAGCGGCAAGGCAAACGGGGACGGACGTGCTCACGTTGATCGAGGCCGGTGTGGGTAGCGTCGCCTTGCGTGACGCAACGCCCTCGGGGATCCCCGAATTCGGGATCCCTATCTTTCTGAAGATCGGCCAGATCTTCGGGGAGCTGAAACGCCCCTTGCTCCCGTCCGCTGCGGCGATCGTGAAAGCCCGCGCGGCCGCCCTCCCCGTGTCCGCGCTCGATTTCACCGGCAACGAAACGAAAGAGGAAATGTTGCATGTGCTCATGTCTGCCATGGGGCTCACATGGGGATTCGCGGGGGACTTTGCCGTGGTTTACAAGGACGGCAAACGGGACGACGTGTTGCCCTTGCTGATCGGCCCCAACTCGGGGGCGTTGACGTGGGAAGAAACGGACAACGGGGGAGTGAGCCTCACCGCGCTTGGACAACCACGCGTTGTGCCTGGTATGCAACTCACCGTTGTGGACGAAAAGGGGATCATTGTCGGGGGCGGCCCGTTGCGTGTGGAGTCCGTGGCGTTCAACGGTTCTAGTGAGTCCGGTTTTACGATGGTGATCGACGCAAGAAAGGCGGCCGTTCTTGGGTAGCCGTGAAGATCAGACGGGGGACGCGTGGAGCGTTACGCAAGATCCCGAGTTGGAGGATCTGTTGCGCGCGTGGGCTCGCCAGATCAAGTTGGCGATCCGCACACACGTCCCCGCCACACTCGTTGCATACAACCCCGCGACGAACCGCGCTCTGTTGTCCGTGGAGATCTTGCAAGTCGTGCGCGTTACGGACGCGGCGCAGATCCCCAAGGGGATCACCTCACTGATCGGCGTGCCCCCAAACGCTGAGGCCGTGCTTGCCCCCGTTCAATTGAAGGACGTTCCCGTGCAATGGCCGTCCACGTCCAAGGGTTGGATCACCTTTGAGCTAACGCCGGGAGACACCGGCATGTTGCACGTGTCCGATCGCTCTTTAGAGGCGTGGTTGCTCAAAGGGATCCCCACTGATCCAATCTTCCCGTTCACGCACGCGCTCAAAGATTCAGTGTGGCACCCCGGCCAGCTCCCGAGCACCAAGCCATTTGTCCCGCCCCCGGACGTGGCCGCCACGGTGATCCAAGGAACCGCGATCAAGCTCGGGCCGCTCGCGGTGAGCACCGCGATCAAGGGCACTGAATTGGTGGCACTAATTGACGCCGCGATCGCAGCGGCGATCACGGCGGGTGCAGGAACACCGGGATCGGGAGCAGCGGCGTTCACGGCGTTCCAAGGCACGTGGAACACGGGCAAGGCGTTGATCGAGTCGGCAAAGGTGAAAGTGGAATAGGGGATGGATCTCAAACTCACAGATTACGATCTAGATCTCACTAACGGGGATCTCTCATTCGTGACGGGGATCGAGGCCGTCCGCCAAGACTTGGAAATGAGCTTGCGCACGTGGCTCGCAGAAACGCCCTACGATCGATCGGCCGGTGTTCCCTACTTGCAGATCATTTTTCGACGTGGGACGACGATCGAAGCGATCCGTTTCATCGTTGAGCGACACATCGCGGGGATTGATGGCGTGGACGGTGTGTTGGAGCTAAACACCGCGGTGGACAAGGACGCACGCGTGATGCGCATCACGGGACGCGTCCGAGCACTCGATCAGGAATTTCCGATCGACTTGGAGATCACACAATGACTTTGGTGCTAGACGCGGACGGACTGAACACACAGACACAGATCGAGATCTCCGAGGAGGAAGCGGCGCTTTTGCGTGCGGCTTTCGGTGTGAATCTGCGCTTGGACGCCAAGAGCATCATGGGCCAGATCAACAACATCTTGTCCGAGCTGCGCGCACTCGATCAGCAAGCCCTATTAGCTCTCTACCGCTCGATCGATCCCGCGGGGGCAATCGGGCGGGCGTTGGATGCGCGGCTCACACTGACCGGATCACAGCGACTAGGGGCCACTTTTTCCTCAGTGTCTGGATTGCTCACGTTCTCAGCCGCGGGGACGATGAATAACGGCGACTTGATCAAAAACGACGGGACACAAGACACGTGGGAGTTGATCGACGGCCCACACGTGAGCGCTGGACCGTGGCCCGAGGTGATCCCCGCCACGTTCCAAGCCTCAGAGACCGGCCCCAAGCTGGCACTTGCAAACACGGTGTGGGTGGCGGTCACAGTGATCGCAAACTTGGACGGGTTCACCAACCCCACGGACGACGCAGAACCGGGGCGAGATCGTGAGAGTGACGCGGACGCCAAGCGACGGCGGATCACAGAGCTGTATTCACAGGGGCTCGGGCCGCTTGCCACGATCCAAGGCGTGGTGAGCAAGGTGGACGGTGTTACCTCTGTACGCGTCTATCAAAACACCTCGTTGATCACGGACGCGGACGGGATCCCCGGCAAGGCTTTCAACGTCGTCGCTGAAACACAACCCACCGTCCCCACCGCGGCGCTACAGCAACTGATCTGGAATGCGATCTTTTCAGCCACGGGCGCGGGTGGGCAGGCTTACGGAACGGACTACGCGGGGACGGTTACGGACTCCGAGGGAGTTGCGCAAGCCGTAGCTTTCGACGTCGTCACACTAGACGATATCGAGTTGGAGATTGATCTCGTAACGAGCACCACGGAGAACGCGATCACTCCAAACCTAGCGGTGATCGTCAAGGCTCAGATCTTGGCAACCGCACAAGCGGAATACGAGAAGGTAGGCCGCGACGTGTTGGCGCTGGATTTTCAGGGGATCGTGCAAGCCATGATCACGGCGGGGACGATCACCGGGGTGGATGCGGTCAACGTGCGAATGAGCATTCAACCGGCCCCCGTTGCCGCGGTTGCCAAGCTGGCGATCACCATCCGCAACAAAGCCGATTTCGACTCAGCAAACGTTACAGTGATCGAGGTTTAGGAACATGTCAGCAACAGTAAACAATGTGGTGATCGGCAACGTCCCCAAGGGCGCGGGGACCGATGACGTTTGGCCTCACTACTTCGCGCAAATCCGCGCCCTCATGCGCGCGGGTTGGAAGTGCCTTGCTAGCTCAGATGGCACGACGAAAACAGTGAGCGACGATCCCGAGTTGTGCGAGTTGGGGGCGGGCACTGCCAAGGGGGTGAGCGGGGCCGCCGCAGTGATCGCGGCCCCCGTGAACGGCCGCGCACTCGTGACGGGGCTCGCGGGGATCAGCATTGCGGCCACGTCCGCGGTAGGTGGCACGGGCGACAAGGGGAATTATCTGCGCATCACTTCAGGCGTAGCGGCGAATCAGCATTACCACCAGATCGAAGAGATCGTGGACGCTAACAGCGTCTGGATCGACGCACGCCGCGCTGCATTCACCCCGGTTGCGGATGCGGGGCCCGTGTCGTGGGAGATCATCGATCCCACTGAGGGGGGCGCACCTACCGATCCCATTGGTTCAGCCACGATCGCGTGGTGGCTCGGGGCCGGCCCGAGCACGATCAAGATCCCGATCACCGCGGCCCCCGTCGCGGGGGCTAACGCGATCACGGACAACGATCAGCTTTTCATCCCCGGGGAGGAAGTGACGCAAGCCACCACGGGCGCCACGGGCGAATTCCTGGGCTACGTGTTCGACGGGGCCAACGGTTATCTTTGCATCCACCCACACGCGCGTGGGTCGGGTGGCGATCCGTTTGGTTGGGCAACCACCAACGTCATCACCGGCAATGCGAGCGGGACGACCGCGACACAGGTCGGCACCGCGGTGGAGTACCGGCAGCAATTGGTTATCCACAAAGCAGCCAACCGCGACAATGGGATCATTCACGTCCAGTGTATCGATCCAGTCGGGGAGACCGCCGAGGACTTCGCGGTCCTCGCCGCCGACGCCGCCTGCACGAACCTGATCCCCCCGGCCGGTGTTGTCGGCCCGAGTGGTGGCAATGACTTTCCGGCCGATCCGTTCGCGGCGTGCCTTCTCGGGTCAACGCCCGGCGTCGTCGCGGACGTCTGGGTGGGTACGAACCTGGGCACGTATGGGCTAGGCCAAGCCGTCGCGATCGACGCTATTCCGGAGCCCGGTTACACCGCCGACGGCGAATGGTTTTGCATGTCCCCCAACGCTGCGGGAGTCGTGGGCCACGGAATGTTCCGCGTGCTCGACGGAGAGCCGGGCGCCCAGCTTTGCCCATACGTGTGGGCGTGCTCTTCGACGTCGGCGACGCACAGCTTTGGCAACCCGGCCGCGCGCCGCTTCCGAGCAACAGGGACAAATACGGTCGCCGATCAATTCAACGCGGAATATCAGCAGATCACACTGAACACGTCCGTCGAAGGAATGTTCTTTGGCTACCGCGCTCGCGGAAGTGGACTCGCGTCGGATCAATACACGACGCTGGGAGTGTGGGAGCCGGTCGAATATAACGACGGCACGAACGCATGTTGGCGAGCCGACCCGGGCACGCCGTGGCTTGTCGGGAGTGATCCGAATTCCCCTCAGCCGAAGCTGTCCGGGCCGGTCCACTTCGGCTCCGTCGCTCAGGCTAGCGGGCGAACCTGGGGCGGACGCGCGAAACGGCTCAGGCATGTGATCGACGGCGGCCTCCTCGATACGCACGACGCTGGCTCGAAGGTGCAACTAAGCTCTAGTCCCGGCCCGTTCATCTACACCTACTGGGATCCGGCTATCGTTCCGGTTTTGAGTTGAGATGGCAGATCTAGGCGCAACAGTGTCAGTAGGTGGTGACCCCGCGGCGGGCGGGGGATCGCTCCCCGTGGACAACCGCGGGGAGACGTTCCACGCGCTGAGTCCCACGCTATCAGTGGGCGGTGGCTTCGTCGCCATCCCCCACGACAACCGCCGTGAATCTGTTGTGGCTGCGGGCTCGGCTGCGCCAGACACCACGCCCCCCACGATCGACAATTTCGATCCCCCCGTGGGCACGCAACTTGGAACCAAGCAAGCCGTGAGTTTCGATCTCAAAGATAACCAAGGACTGAAACGCGGCGCGGTGTTTGTCGTCCAGTCCGAGGGCAACTTAGTGATCCACGATGGGGATTCGGCGTTGGCGCCGTTCATGGTGACGCGCACGCCAATCGCAAACGGGTTTCGCTACACCGTCCGCCGAGGGGGCTCGGGGTGGACGGCCGCCCCCGTGTTCCGGTATCTAGTGACGGACGTTTCAGGAAATGAGGCCGTGTGACTCTCCCAAGTTTCAGCTTTGGACTAGCGGATCCAACCCCCGGGATTTCCTCGGACGATCGAGGGATGATCGGACGCGCCTACGATTCCACGGACGGGCTCGGGCTCCCCGGTTGGTTACGCTCGGACAACCCGATCCTTGAAGCTGTAACGGCCGCTGTACTCCCCGACGGGTTGTTGCGGTTGGATATGTCCTATCAACCGGACTACGCCAGCACGGGCGCAGCAGGGGATCACAACCTGCTCTATCTGGACGACGATCACCGCGTGTTTTTCCGCGTGTCTGATGACACGATCGTTTTCCGTTGGAACGCGGACGATCTCGTGAGTGCTCCGATCGCTTTTGCAGCGCTGGACACGCTCGTTCTGTTCGTGGAAAACAGCGCCGTCCGCCGCAGGCTCGTCGTGGACGGTGTGCGCGTGGACGGGACGATCCAACCGGCGATCGCGGGGCTTGATCTCCCCACCTACTCGGGGATCCTCGGGGGCGGGGCGAGTGTGGACACCGCTACGTTGCTCACGCTGGATCCCAACGTCAAAACGTTCTGCCAATTGACGGACGAACGGACACTTGTGCAGATGGGGGACGCCCCGGGGAATCGAAACTTTCGAGATCTCATGTGCACGCTAGCGATTCAGCCCGCGATCTTTTTCGACGTGTGCACCGGCTTGAAGGCTGGGCTTGAATTGGAAACAGCGGTTGGCGTGCAACTGGATCTGATCGGCGCGATCGTGGGGCTTCCTCGCGAGGGATTCACGGACGTGCGTTATCGTGTGTTTCTCGAAATTCAAACCGAGCTGTTGCTCTCGTTCGCTCGTGACGATGCGGAATGGATCGGGACGATCCCGAACATTCTACGCATTGCGCGCAAATTCATCACGGCGGGCGTTGGCGGGACGATCACATACACGCCAGTGCACCCCTACGGGTTCAAGTTGGATCTTCCCGTGGTGCTCACACTCGCAGAGATCAAGCTACTGATCCGCTTTCTACGGACGGCGGTTTATGCAGCGGTGCTCGGTTGGTTTGAATTCCCCGTGGATGCGGACGTATGGGGATCTGCATCGGTAGTTATCCCCGGGGCGGGCAAGTGGGGATCTGCATCGGTAGCGATCCCCGGGGCGTCTAAGTGGGATCTCGTAATCACGACGTAAGGCAAAGACAATGGCGATCAAACCGGGCGGCTTTTTCACTCACGCAACCAACGCAACGTTTGTCACGGCGGGGCTAGCTTTCGGGCAACCCACTAAGGTGCCGATCCCGATCCCCGCCGAGGGGTTCATTCCTGATCAGGAAACAATCCCCGAATACCTGAACCACATTCTAAACGCGGTGGGGGAATATACCGTGTGGCTGAACGCTGGTAGCTCGGCGGGGGCGGCGGACGCGCACCTTGTGGAGACGGACGCCAACGGGGACACCACGATCCAAGATCTTGCGTGTGTGGAGATCGCGACGACGGGAGACATTGAGGCCGGCGCGGATCTCGGCGTGGCGGGCTACATCCGGCAAGGCTGGACGGAGATCACGTGGAACATGCATCAAGTGCTCTTGGCGGACTGGCCTGCGGCAATCCTGCCGATCCCTTGGAGCCAGAACGCGGTGATTTCGGGCGCGATCTTGAACGTCGCCCCACCCGTTGCAGCGATCACCACGGACGGGACAACCAACTTGGGATCATTCGGCCCCGCCATGCAAGCGCTGTCCTTTGATCCGAACCGCGGGTTTGTTTTTGAGATCGTGTTTCGCGTGACAAGCGTTGTAACGGATCTGTGGATCAGCATTGGGATCGACAACGGGGCGCTTCCCATGACGTTCACCGAAAACGGTGTTGCACTCCTATTTGACACGGACGCGGGAGATACTTTTTGGACGCTCGCGGGCGCGGACACCGCGACACTCACACGATCGGCTTCGTCCGTCGCCCCCGTGCAAAACGTGTGGCACAAGTTCCGTATCGAGGTGTTCACGGACGGATCCGCCGAAATGTGGATCGACGATGTTAGTGAAGCAACGCTCACCGCGGGTCAAGTGGGGCTCGCGGATCCTACGTTGCAGTACAATACTTTTCTGACTGGCCGCATCGCAGCTGCGCGATCGATCGAGTTGGAGCGCTTAACGTTGTGGCAACCGGCGAACGCATAGGAGGCCGCCGTGGGATCAATCAACCTCAGCTCGAAAAAGGAATATCCGTTTTTCGTGGAGAACCCTGTTCCCAACGATGACATTCCGCGCCACCGCATGACGCGTGCGTTTCGCGTGGACTCGATCGTGGCGTTGAAGATCGGAGGCTCGGGCACCTACGATTACGAGCTGAGGCATTCACCCAACGCAAACGATCAAGGGGCGGGCACGTTGATCCATTCGGTGGCGGGCGTGAACAATGAGACCACGGGGGACATTGATACGCCCCCGGGGGACTTCGCAGCGATCACAATCCCCGCGGGCGATTGGGTTTGGTTGGAGATCCCCGCAGCGTCTACGGGACTCGCTCGTGTCGTGGCCGCGGACGTCCGTATGTTGGGCGTGGAGCTTGGCGGATGAGTTTGCCCCTTTGGGATCCGATCGAGTTGCCACCCGATCACACGCTGATTGATATCAATTCGATCGAGCCCGAGCCGTTGCGCTTGCAGCTACAAGCCCGCGCCCTCGAATTGTTCGCAGAGGTGACGGGCGAAGATCCTACGATCGATCCTCGTGCTTGGAGCGATGAGGAAGGATGCTTTGCGATCTACGTTGGCGCGGAGATCGTGGGAGTGTCCCTCGTGTTTGGGGTGGAAAGTGTCTAAGCAAGTCCAAGCGCTTTTGCTTGTGTCGATCGACAACGATCGCGACGGCAAGAAAGCCGAAAAACTCCGTGCCAAGATCTTGCGCAAGGCGATGAGACGCCGCGACAAGGACGGGCGTGTGATCGCGGATATCACGATCGAGAAAGAGAAGGGCAAGCCATGACGGCGGCGCCTCAACTCGCGGTCGGATTCACGTCGCAAGCGATCGACGATACGAGTTTTTCCGTTTTCCAATCGCTGCTATCGCCTTCAGATACAACGTTGATCGCGGGCAATTTCTTTTTGGGGTTGCAAGGCTACATTGCCGTAGTGATCCCGATCGGAGAATTGAAAGGGCTCGATCGCGGGGCGAACATTGAAACCGCGCTCACAAATTGCGCCGTGACATTCCGCGCGGCGGGCGCTTGGACCGCGGGCGGCACGATCTCTTGTAACGTCATGGTGGACGACTCACCGCGAGCGGGGCCGCTCGATTCTCGCCTAGCGTGGAAGCCTCCCGGGGGCTTTGGGCCGAACGTGTGGCGAAATGATGGTTGGGGCGTGTTTGATCAGCGCTTGGAGGACACGGGGGGGACGCCCTTCATTGATAACGGCCCTAGCACGGCGGGCGTAGTGCTCACGCTGTTTACAGGTTTTCGTGAGCGACTCGCAGCAAAGTTCACCGTGCCCGCTGGCCCGTCGTGGTCGGTTGCGCGTGCTCGGCTTGAGATGCAACGAACCGGCAACCCGATCGGATCACACGAGGTAGCGATCCAAGCAAACGCGCTTGGGCCGGGCGGCTTTCAATTCGAGCCAAGCGGCGTTGATCTCGGTGTGAGCGCAGCCGTGCTCAACTCGACGATCCCGCTCACTCCCGGAGCAACGATCACGTATGCGTTTGCGCCCGACGTCGTGTTGCCACCCGGAGACTATTGGACAGTGATCCGCCCGAATGTCCCTTACCTCGGAAACTCCGGGGCCGACGCTGTTGCGTGGCGGCAAAAGCGCCAGTTTGTAGGCGTCGGGGGAATGCACTATCACCGCTTGAATGTGGGCACTGCATCGACGCGGTTTAACACCGGCAACTATCCGGGCCACGTGGACGTCCACTTTGACACGCTCGCGAAAGAGGTGGGCACGCCCATCATTTGGAACCCGATCGCCCGCAGCTCGGGGCAGTCGATCTCAACCCCTGATCTATCGCCGCTCGTTCAGGAAGTGATCCGCAACTCGGGGCACGAAACTATCAGCGCGCTTTGTTTCACTTTCCGCACGGTGGGCGAAACGCGCACTTATCGGTTTGCCGCACACGGTCACCCGTCGCTAGCGGCCCCCGGCTTTGCGTGTCAATACAGGCGGCGGGATAACCGATCGGTGGTGTTGTGATGGGGAACGTTCATCAGGTTTCGAGGGTAGCAACGGACGCGCCGATCTGGATCGAGGTCACACGGGACGGCTCCCCGATTACGGGGCTCACCGTGTTGGCGCGGATCGTCAACGGTGACGATGCTTCTCAGTTTCTAGATTTCAATGACAACGCGTTCAAGGATGCGGGGCACACCACGCCCACGCTCGCAGTCCCCGAGGCGTCCGCGGCCAACCTCCCCGGACTCTATGCGGTGGACGGTGGGCACGATCTCAGCGCGATCAATGCGGGCGCGGGGCCTGCCGCGGCCTCGCTGTTCGTGCACTACACGATCAGCGGGACGGATACGGGGATCGGCGTGGACGTGTTGCAAGTGATCGAGGGGCAAGCGCCGTGGCTCACTGCAACGGGGTTTGCCATCGCGGGCGATGCTATGGCGCTCACTCCCGCCGAACGCACAACGCTCGCGGGCGTGGTGGACACTACGCTTGGCACCTCACACGGCGTTGGCTCGTGGGTGACTGCAACGGGGTTTGCCATCGCGGGGGACGCCATGACGCTTACAGCGGGGGAGCGGGCGGCGATCGATGCGGCGCTAGTCGCGGCCCACGGCGCGGGCTCGTGGGTGGGCGTGGGGCTCACCGCGGGGCAAGCCGCAGAGTTGTCTTATCTGCACATTCACGCGGGCGCCGTGAACGGTAACAAGATGAATCACACGACCGCCGTGATTGGCACACCGGGACGCGCCTACTCGGATGATCTCACCGTCGATCAAACGGTGACGCAAGTTGACGCCAACACAGCCACGTTTGAGCAAGTCCCATGACACTGCACGCGCAAGTTGTAGGGCGCTGGGGGAGGCTCCAAGGGAACGCGCAATTGCGCGGGCACTTCGGGCGGATCCCCTTTGCTCTCGGGGTGGTGATCCACCCCGCGGCTTGCGGTGGCAACACGGCCGCCGTGCTTGGG